TGCAATGGCAAGCGCTGCCATAATCTCAGCCTCGGTCATGCCGTAGCGCCTCATAGCGCCCCCAAGAGATGTCAAGCCACTGTTCCTGCTACCTTGTATCAAACCACCGCCAGTTGTCGCACCTTGCCTTGTTTCAGGCTTTTTCATAGCTGTGTATGCTTGCAACCATGTGTCAGGCACATTAAAAGGAACAACACCGTCAAAAGGGTCAGATGATGCTTCCCATTGGTAATTTCTGCCTTCAATTGTTGATGGAAAAGCCACAAAGTAACGACCATCTGAAAGTAAGTCCACGCCTTCTGTGAGCTTGCATGATCTGATCTCTGGGTTGTAAACGCCAATGTGATGAAAACCGCCACCTGCTGTTAATTGCATAACCCCATCTGGTGTTTCGCCGTTTGTTTCAAGCCAAGATGCCCATGAAGTATCGCCACCGTTTCTTGGGTCTACGTCAAAGACAACAATGCCTGAGCGCTCTCCTGCTGCAACGCCGATGTTGTAATCTGGGTTTTGCGCCCACCATTTAGCAATTTGAATTTCGTCTATTGTTGCGTCTTTTACTCCGTGTTGAGTGGCTGGAACTTTGCCATTTGGCAGGACTGGCAAGACATACCAGCCCCATGCCGCATAGGCTAAAGCAGCTTCTAATTTTGTAATTGTTGACATAAATTCACTCACGTTTTGTTTTTGTTAAATTTCTTGCAGTTATTTCCCACCTTTTTTTTGTAGATAATCAGATAATTTCTTAGCCGTTTCATAGGTCACGTTTGTTGCGTCACCCCTTGATATGCGCCAAACAGTTTGATATGACAAGCCAACCTCTTGAGCCACAATCGTAGGTTTTCTATCATGCAATGCTAGTACAATATCATTTAAAGACATCATTTTAAAACTCCTTATAAATAAATTAAAATATTATTTGACATCATAACTTTAATTTGTTAAATTATCAACACTCACTAAACGGATTGTCCGACCAGTGATACAAAAGGAACTAAAAATGGCTATTAACCTAAAGTTGACAAGTGCCTTATCTGCCAATGGTGTGAAGATGCTTGTATACGGCAATGCAGGCACTGGCAAGACTTCACTTATCCCTACTTTGCCCAACCCTGTTGTGCTGTCTGCCGAAGGTGGCTTGCTATCTATACAAGATGCAAACTTGCCTTATGTAGAAGTTAACTCTTACGAAACTTTGATGGAAGCGTATAAGTGGTTGACAGAATCAGAGGAGGGTATAAGTTTTGAGTCTATTGCACTCGATTCAATCTCTGAAATTGCTGAAGTGGTATTGAATTATGAAAAAAAGATTGCCAAAGATCCGCGCCAGGCTTATGGAGCAATGCAAGAACAAATGGCTGACATCATTCGTGCTTTTCGTGACATACCAGGCAAGCACGTTTATTTCACAGCTAAGTGCGAGAAGTCACAAGATGAAATAGGTCGCTTACTTTACGCACCTAGTATGCCAGGCAATAAAACTGGTCAGCTATTACCGTACTTTTTTGACGAAGTGCTTGCACTGCGTGTTGAGAAAGACGCAGACGGAAATAGTCAACGTGCTTTGATGTGTGACTCAGACGGCATTTGGCTTGCTAAAGATCGTTCAGGCAAGTTAGACGCATGGGAAGCGCCAGACTTATCAGCAATTATTGCAAAGATTGGAGGTGCAAAATGAGTCAGGCAATCGAAGATCTTGTAAACCTATGGCAAACAAGCAAAAAGCAAGAAGAATTAGCTTTAAAAGAGCGCAGGTCTTGTGAAGACAAGATTCTTTCATTGCTAGGTGTGCCTGAGAACTTTGATGGCACTGAGAGCTTTAAACCCGATTCAGGTTTAGGTTTAAAGATTGAAGGTCGCATTACCCGCAAGGTTGATTCAGATAAGTTACAAGAATTGGCAAACTTGCATGGCTTAAGCGATCACTTGCCTAGCCTCTTTAGATGGAAGCCTGAAATCAATGCAGCAGTCTGGAAGGCAACAAGTACAGAAATTACCAATTACTTGGCTGAGGCCATCACCGCCAAAGCGGGTCGCCCTTCATTTTCAATTATTATCCCAAAGGAATAAATTATGGAACTTAACCAAAAATTTGATGTAGAACAATTACCCGTTGGCACAAGCAACTATGACCTTGTACCTTCTGGTTGGTACACAGCATTTGTGCATAGTGCAGAAGTCAAGCAAACGAAGAATGGCACAGGCGAGTACATCAAGATTCGCTTTGACATTACGGGTGATACAAGTCAAGGTCGTGTGGTGTTTAGCAACATTAACATTCGCAATCAAAACTCACAGGCTGAGGAAATTGGTCGTCAAAACTTAGGTGACATCATGCGAGCAATTGGTTTGGCTCGTGTAACTAATACCGATCAACTAATCGGTGGGAACTTATCTATCAAGGTAACTGTTAAACCCGCAGATGGTCAATACGGTGCTTCTAATGAGGTTAAAGGCTACAAGGCAATAGAAGGTAGCAAGCCTGTTGCGTCTTTTGCACCGCCAGCATCAAAGACCACTGATCCAGCTAAAGCTGCACCCCCTTGGCAAAAAGCGAAGTAAGCAAAAAAAGCCCCTAGTTTTGGCTAGGGGCAAAGTTGGGATTTACACCCAAGGAGATGAAAATGATTATACCAGAGCCGATGCACAACGTGCAAAATTTGATTGACGCTCATCACGAAAAGATAGCAGATCTACCCCGCCCCCACATGGGTGCAAGCACTCTAGGACACCCTTGCGACAGATGGCTGTGGCTGTCCTTTAGGTGGGCTGTGTTGCCCCAGTTCCCTGGTCGTGTGTTGCGCTTATTTAGGCGTGGGCAAATGGAAGAAACAACTATTGTGCGTGATTTAAGAGATATTGGTGTTGATATTAGAAACACCAATGAAAATCAAGCACGGGTCAATTTTGGCGCTCATGTGTCAGGTAGCATTGATGGCGTGATTGAAGGTGGCTTGCCTGAAGCACCAAACAAGCGTCATGTTGCTGAGTTTAAGACCCATAGCAAGAAGTCGTTTGATGACATGGTTAAGAACGGCGTTAAGAAGTCTAAGCCTATGCACTGGGTGCAGATGCAGGTCTATATGCAAGGCACAAACATAGACCGAGCATTTTACCTAGCTGTGTGTAAAGACGATGACCGCATCTATACCGAGCGTGTGAACTATGAAAAGGAAGCAGCAGATAAAGCCATAGCACGAGGCAAAAGATTAGCACTGGAGGAGCGTCTGCCACCTCCTATTAGCACTGACCCAAGTTGGTACGAGTGCAAATTTTGTGACGCTTACCAGTTTTGTCATAAGCAAGAGCCAACTAAAGAGTCAAACTGTCGCACTTGCGCCAATGTAACCCCGTTAGAAGATTCAACGTGGCGATGTGAGCGTCACGATGCCAATGAAATACTTGTAGATTTTCAACGCACAGGGTGTGGCAGTCACGTCATTCACCCTGATTTAGTGCCTTGGAAACGAAAGGAAAGCGATAAAGAGTGGCAAGCCATCTACATCGTTAACGGTAAAGAGATTAAAAATGGCGAGAAAGCGCCTGATGTGTTTACAAGCAAAGAGATTCTGAGCAACGTAGACGCTTGCCTTAATGCTGACAACTTTGTTCAGACACTAAGAAAAGACTTTGATGCGGAGATTTCAGGGTAATGCTGAGAGAATACCAACAACGCGCCATAGACCATTTATACGCTTGGTTTTCCAACAACAGTGAAGGCAACCCCTGTTTAGTCATGCCAACAGGGAGTGGTAAATCTCATGTGATTGCTGCGCTTTGCAAAGACGCTATTCAGTCATGGCCTGAAACTAGGGTGCTTATGCTGACCCATGTAAAAGAGCTAATTGAGCAAAATGCCGAAAAGATGCGCTTGCACTGGCGGGGCGCACCGATGGGCATATACAGCTCAAGCCTAAAAAAAAGGCAGTTAGGCGAGCCAATTACCTTTGCGGGTATTCAGTCTGTGCGTAAAAAAGCCAAAGATATTGGGTTTACCGATTTGGTAATTATTGATGAGTGCCATTTGGTTTCACATAAAGATGAGGGAGGCTACCGTCACCTGTTAAGTGAGCTTAAGGTTATCAACCCTGCTATTCGTATTATTGGCTTAACCGCCTCACCTTACCGTTTGGGGCATGGCTTAATTACTGACAAACCTGCATTGTTTGACGCCTTAATTGAACCCGTAAAGATTGAGGAGTTGATGCACAAAGGCTTTCTTGCCCCTTTACGCTCTAAGCTCACCGATGAGGGCTTTGATTTAAAGGGTGTACATAAACGTGGGGGCGAGTACATTGAGTCAGAGCTACAAGCGGCAGTAAACAATCAACAAAAGAACATTAATATTGTTAAAGAAATTGTGTCTTTAGCGCAAGACCGCCACCACTGGCTATTGTTTTGCACGGGTGTCGATCATGCTAAAAGCATAGCCGAAATATTAAACGCTTTTAATATTCCTGCTGATTGTGTCACAGGCGACACGCCAATGAAAGACCGTGAGCGCATGATTTCTGACTTTAAATCGGGCAAACTAAAAGCGCTTACGAATGCTAATGTTTTAACAACTGGGTTTGATTACCCTGACATTGATTTGATTGCCATGTTGAGACCAACTATGAGTGCCAGTCTGTACGTACAAATGGCAGGGCGTGGGCTTAGACCTAAGTCGCACACAGATCATTGTCTAGTGCTTGATTTCGCTGGTGTGGTTGCTACTCATGGCCCGATCACTGCAATTAACCCATCATCAAAGCCTGGCACAAAAGAAGGCTCAGGCGATGCACCAGTTAAGGTCTGTGACAATTGTCAAGAGTTAGTGCATATCTCGCTTATGGTTTGCCCCGCTTGTGGAAACCCATTTCCTGTAATAGAAAAATCGCCACTTAAGCTGCGTGACGATGACATTATGGGCTTGCGTGGGCGTGATTTATTAATTACAGGGTGGGAGTGGCGTTTACACACGAGCGTTTCTAGCCAGAAGATGATGATTAAATGCACTTACTACGGCGACTTAAGCGACAAACCTATTACAGAATACTTTACACTGCTTCACGATGGCTATGCAAGTAGAACGGCATGGCAAAAGTTATGCGACATTGCTTCATCAGCAGGCGCTAACTTAGTTGATGCAGTCAAAATGCAAGATGAAGAAAACGCATTAAGTGCAATGGCGCTAGTTATGAACAGTGCCAAGCCACCATCAAAAATAGAATTTATACAAGACGGTAAATTTTTTAGAGTACTTAAAAGGGAGTGGATATGCGACCAAAAGAGCCAGATGGTTTAAAAGTGTGGCGAGAAGTAACAGATCTAGGCACACCCAAGTATTGCCATACTTGTCACTTTTATTCACAAGAAGGGCATTGCAAAAAGTTTGACGCTGACCCACCAGAGGGTTTTGTAAACACTCTTAATGCTTGTCCAAGCTGGGAAGACGGGGAGTGTCCATTTTGAAGCCCATCATACCTAGTGAAGATCAAGAGCAAATGTTATTTGTGCAATGGTTTAGGAGGCAGTATCCCAACTTGAGGATATTTGCTATCCCTAACGGTGGTCATCGTCATGTCGCGGTGGCTGCCAAACTGAAAGCTACTGGCACAAGCGCAGGAGTGCCTGATTTGTACATACCCAAATGGAACGTATGGGTTGAGATGAAGCGTCAAGCTGGGGGCGTTTTAAGCCCAGCACAAAAGGATTGGATTTTGTACCTAAAATCAATTGACCATAAGGTTATTGTCGGCAAGGGTTGGCAAGATGCAATGTTACAAATCTTAAAACTTTAAGGAAAAACTATGATTTCAGCACAAATTATGAACTACATTCGTGAACACCCACATTGCGACACGCAAGAAATTGCGGTAGGTTTAAATCTTATGATGTCCACCGTGCAATGCACTTTGGTGCGCTATGTAAAAGCAAATAGGGTAAATCGCAAGAAAGTTGACAAAGAGCCGTATGTTTGTGGGCCAAGGTCGGTTTATGCGTACTTTATAGGGTAAACACCTACTAGATAGTGTAAATAGTGCGCTATACTGTTTACATATTAACAAGGAGAAACAAAATGCCAATCTACAAAGTTACAGCCACTCGCGCTCAACACGTATGCACAACAGTGTATGCGATTGACGAGGATTACTTAGACGATGTGGTTGCCGACCTGCCTCAAGAGGAATGGGGAGTAATCAGAACTTTAGAAGTTGAGAACTTTGCTTATTGCATCGACCATGGAGGAGAATTGAAATGATTACAGGCGAATACAGTCGTTTAAAACGTGAAGCCAACACAATACCAGTGCAAGCATACGCTGTGGCTTTTGTGGCGTTCCTGACGATCATACTGGCGTGTTTTGTGTGAAGCCCGCAGAAGCAATTGTGTCTGCAATCACGCAAGACATGATTCGGTTGCTAAAAGAGCGTCACGCGCTTAGTCAAGAAGATTTGGAGTACACCGTGCAAGCGGTTGCTAAATTGAAAGACGAGCGTTTAAAGTCGTGCGTTGCCGAGTTAATTGGTTGGGGTGACGATGAGCGAGCAGAGATAGAAACGTTTGTTGCCGTTGCGCTAGAAGTGTTTAAAAAGACTAACCCAAGCAAATTGCGTGAAGCAGCGCGAACAGTAGAATTAAAGTTTTTATTGAGGAAAACAAAATGAACATTGATTTATCATTACCAATTGACAATTTAATGCTTACAAACAGAGCAATAAATAGTTTAAAAAACGACAACATATACACAATATTAGAACTTACAAAATTAACAAAAAATCAAGTACTGAAAATTCCAGAGCTTGGAAGAAACACTTGCAACCACATTGAAAACAAACTTTATGAAAATAATTTATCGTTTGCTGATTCTGATTGTAAAGTAAATGTTACGCCCCCATCGAAAAGAGAACACATGGTTGATGCTTATTTGGCAAAAGCTATGATAATTGATGAATCTAATAACAATGATAAGTTAAACAGAAATTGGCAAAAACTTTTGCCACATCAAGAAGATGCAATACTTAAATTAACAGAAAATAAAACAAGACGTGAATTGTTACGTTTGGTTGCGTTAATTTTAAAGGAAAAAAATACATGGCCGACGAAATAGACATAACTAACGACAGAACACAGCTTGCAATTGACGCAAAGTTGCAAGAAATCAGCAATGCCGCAAAGCGCGCCCCTGGCACTGAGGGTGACTGCGACTTGTGCGGAGAATGGTCAGGTCGTTTGATAGATGGTGCTTGCGCACCGTGTCGTGATAGATATAAATTGAAGTAAAACCTAAGGAGAAACCATGTTGAACTACCCGAAAGACCATTTACCATATACACCAGCAGTCAAAACAGATGTGATGGCTACGTTTAAACGACTTGGCTTTGTGAAACCGAGTGAGTTGCCTGAGTACCAAGAAAAATGGGCTTACTACAAATCGCTGGGGGCGTTATGAAGGGTGCATTGACAACAGAAATACAGTCTTTAGACCGAATCAAAGAACTTGCCGAGCAAGCTATAAAATTCATACCCGATGATGCCTCACATGAAAAAGGCTTGGCTATATTTATTGAAAAGTACTCTCTTTTAATTATTAAAGAGTGTGGAGTAGTACTAAGACCTAGGTTGCGCGACATGATTAGCCGAGGAACAGCGTTTAATTTAATCAAAGAACATTTTGGAGTAGAGAAATGAACGAGCAAACAAAAGAAGCCCTCAACATTGTGGGTTGTTACTCTTGTCGCCATCATCAATTAGGACAAACCGCATAAAAAACGTCTATAAACCGTGCGCCCGATTCTAGAGTTTCGGGCGTGTCTTTAACGCTGTAACTAGGCAAGTCCATTGCCAGTTCTCTACAGATCGTCCGAGACGTCTCGTAATTTTTTGTACTTGCGCAACCGCTCAACAGGACTAGCACCACCGCCATCGTTCCTGCGTACCCTGTCAGCCGCGTCCTCAACTTTGCGTGCGTTTGCATTGTCTGCCCTCTCCATTTCAATCTCAGTATCCTCTGACCCACGATGCCGCCCGTATGCATAGATGCCCAAGGCCGCAGCCACG